TACGATCTGCCGGGCGTTCCCCACATCGCCAGATCATGCCAGATCGAGCAACCGTGTTAAAGGCCGCCCCAATGACTTTGCCTGATCCGCCTGGTGCGCCGATCTCATTAACTACATCCTCGGCAGTAAAGGGTTTACCAGTGCGAGCCATCTGACGTATGCAGATCACTGCCTCGTCATGCCAGTTCAGCTGTGATTCCTTGGCAATCGTTATGCCCTCGGCTTTGCCCATGATTCCCTGATGCCGACAGATCGCGCAAAACTTAGGCGCATCTGCCCCATGCTCACATATCATCAAGATCACCTTGTAAGGCTAGGATCGTGTCGCAAGGCCACACCGCAAAATTGTCAAACACATCAGGATCTAAACAATGGCTACACCATTCCACGCCATCTCTGGTGTGCTTAGTGTGTAGCATCCGTACTCGGTTCAGTGTTTCCTCTAGTTTGGTGTAACTGTTACCTGCTGGACATTCGCAATGGCAATACTCGCTGTGTAATAGATTACTCATGAGCGATCCCAAATAGCATCGCAACGATCACCCTCGCCGCCAACTGTGCAGACATACCCAGCGTATGGTGAGCCATCTTTCTTTAGGCCAGTCTTTCGGCGCATTGGGCCATGCCTACATTCAGGCACACTCAAGTTAGGTTCATCGGCTAAAGCCCAAGGGTCAACCTCTTTTGGCTTTGCTGGCCCAGGTGCTTGGCGATCTTTAGCTGCTTGGACTTCCTGCTTTGATGCAATGCCCTTGCTGATGCCTAGTCCTAGTGCTGCCAAGCAACGCCCCCAGGCCGATGATTCCAGATTCTGTAACTCGCTGCCTTTTGTGTATGGAGTCTTGCCCTCGATAAGTTCAGCAGCTGTGCCGATGCCTGGTCGCTCATCATCAGGTGTCCGGTATGCGTAAGCGATGCCCCACATCATCAAGGGCGATCCCTCTAAAATTCCCTTAAACTCAAACTGCAATGAACCATCAGGGTACTTGGCATAAAACTCTTTGATCCGTTCCTGAACGGTTACATAACTTTCTAAATCAAATGCCATTAGATTTTGCGCCATCCATCAGAGATCATCTCATCCTCGATTGTGCGTTGACCTTGCGCCCATCGGCGGTAGTCAAGTTCCTTGCGCCTTAGTGACTGCTCTTGGTGATTATTCTCTATTGCTACACCGACAACTAAACCGATGATAAAAAATAAGCCAAAGCCTAAAATCGTTAATAGTCCCATGCCCTGTTTTCCTGTTCTATTTGTCGAGTTCGCTGGCCTTGTATCGCTTTACGCCGCCGATGCGCTTGGGCTTTAATGCCCCTGACTTTTCCCAACGAATGAGTGTGCGTTCGCTCACCCGTAGTTTGTCAGCTGCTTCTTTGGCTGTTAGATACTTTTCCATCTGCCCTCTTTCCTTAGTGACATAGTATGACAATACCTGACAATCTGTCTTTGTTATTCCTCGGGCGTGTCGTTATCGCGTAAAGGCAGGGTTATTAACCACACCAAAACTCCCACGATAATCAGTAACCCTGTGACTTTTTTTGCTGATCCATCCAGGGTGAAATACGCGATAAGCAAGCCGACATAAGTGTAAGTATCAGCCGTTATTGCTGAAACGTACCTCTTGAGCCATTTCACTTTATTCTCCTTATGCTAGTTGCTATTTGTCCGACAAGGACTGCACCGATCACAACGCTTTGAGATTCCTCACGCTGGTCAGGGGTCATGTCATTGCCTACATTCAAAATGGCCTCGGCAGCTGCTATTACTTGTGCAGCGCCCGGCAAATCCGCCAAAACGGGTGGTAGTTCAATTACGATTGGGGGATCAGGTGCAAGTGCTGGTGGCTCTGGGGCAAGCGCTGGCGGTTGCGGTGCTAAAGGCGGTGGCTCGGATGCTACGACAGGTGGCAAGGGCGCTGGCGTTGGTGGCTCTGGCGGTGGTGTTGGTTCTGGTGTTTGTGTTGGTGTTGGCGTTGGCTCTGGGGCTGGCTCTGGCGCAACTACTGGCGGCGGGGTTGGCTCATCACTGACCACAGGCTGCGGCACTGGCGGATCGCTCGGGCTTGGTGTCGGTGTTGGCTCTGGCATCGGGGTGTCGCTCGGTGTGATTATTGGCTCGGGTATAGGTGTTGGATTAACTGGAGGAGGTTCAGATGGTAAGGGTTCTGGGATTATTCCTGCGTAGTAGCGTTGTGGATCATCTGGTGGCAAAGAGTCACTTATGTAAATTGTGTATGGGCCAGCCCAGCCACCCTCACAATAAAGTTGAGCGATGTTCCCCTTACCCTCAAAGTATGGGTTCGAGTTATCCCAACCAGTTGAGAATGTCTGCTGTTCGCCAGTTATCGGATCGCCACAAGTAATCTCGGCAAAACCAGTTGCGGCGAATGCTTTGGGCTGTTGCAATAGCATCGTGGCCCCTACGATGAAAGCGACAACTGCCACTCTCAAAGGCTTATTCATCAGACTAATTTGGCCTTGATCTGTCTGCCATCTAGGACTATCGGCGCAGCTGAATCATGCCAGATCCAAAAGCCCACCGGCATTGTTGGATCGCAGTCGATGGTGTGTGACCAGTGCAAGTGATAAACCTTGCCATCCCAGCCGCCAATGTTCTTATCATCGTGGCCAGTTTCATCAAGTTTGTCAGTTCCAGGGTAACGACCAAAGCGGCCACGCAGTACCGAGCCACCCTTGCTAAACTCAACGCGCAAGATTGTGATCCATTCCCACTGTCCAGCCTTGTCGACCTTGTAAGCAATGCCCTTTGGGTACTCGACCCATGTCCAAGTCTTTGGCGCGATTGTCTGCTTAGATTTTCCGCTTTCAACTTTCCAAAGTGTTGCCATTACTTGTCAAGATCCTTGTCGGCGTTTGTAAAGATGTCGTTAATTTCTGCATCGTCAAGTGAGCCATCCTTTAGGAATGCCCGGGCTAGTCCCTCAATTACTACGGCTACGCCACCAATGCCAGCAATGATGATTGCCTTGGCTGGCTCTACACCTGCCACAGCTGATGCTCCGACTACTGAAAGGCTACTGGCTGCAAACACTGCCACCATGCGTAAAAGAATGTTTTTTGTTTTGTTCATGCTCCAAGGACTGCTTTCGGATCAAGGTCCTTTCCTGCGGACCATCTGATGTTGTCGCGCATCTCAAAATGTAGATGCGGCCCTGATGAGTTTCCTGTGTTGCCTGATTCGCCAACAATTTGGCCCTTTGTAACCGTTGCGCCTGGTTTGACTCGTACTGCGTTTAGGTGTGCATAGATTACCCAGCCACCATCAACCTTTTGCACAACCTGGTTGCCATAAGCTTTGCCCCAGTTTGCGTTCTCGATCTTGCCGTCAGCTACTGCCAAGATTGGCGTACCGGTGGGGACTGCAAAGTCAACGCCTGTGTGGTAGCCCTTTGACCACATCTTGCCAGCCTTTTTGTAGGCTGTTGTGATCTTGCCATTCTTAATTGGTAAGGCCATGAGTTGCCCTTTCGTGTCATGGCCCTGTCATTAAAATTATTCTGTTGGTGCTGGTGGCTGACTGGCTTCTAATTCAAGATGCTCTGCGTATTCCTCGTCAGTCATTTCACGCACTAAATCGTTAATTTGCAATAAAGGATTCGTCATTGTTTCCTACTTCTTGTATCCATAAACGGCGACTGTGCCGCCTGTAAAAGTTCCACTGCTTGAAAGTATTTGGAAACCCTCCATTTGAGTGGTCAAAGAAAATCTTGCCACACCGTTATTAACGTAGACACGACCTGTATTGTAACTATTTGCTGACTGGTAAGTTAGAGAAGTTTGGAAAGCCAATTGTGGCTTGTATACATCTAGAGACATTCCAAATGACGGCACTGAACTTGATGTGCTTCCAAGTGTAAAAGATGTTTCTCCTGAACCCGATTTGTTTTCTGTCACGTTACTTGTGGAAAGGCCAACTGCGCCATACTCATAATTGGCACTTGTAACTGGACTAGTGCCATCTACAAGTCTAAATAAAACATTCGTGTCAGTTGCACTGCAAGCGTTAATGTTGACTACAATTCGGTAATTTGAATATGTGGAAGTAAAACAACTATCTATCTGAACACTGCTTACGGTTGTGCCAATAGTTGTTGCATTGACTAAAACTAAGCCGCCACTGCCCAATCCATAAACTGTTGCATCAATAGCATCACCCAACGCTTCAATGGCAGTTGCGCCATCCTTGACATAGTCAGTGCTGGTTGGTACTGGCCAGCCATAGTTCGGGGTAGTTGTTGCCATTATAGATCCTGCCATTCTGTCGTACTTGGAGTATAACCTGCCCAAGTTGTTGTTGGTGGTATTTGATACCAGATTACGGATGAGTATGTTTCGGAATATGCCGAGCAAGTCAGGGTCAAGTCGGCGGTGTATCGAGTCAGATTCCAAGTCCAGCCCTCGACAAACCCATCAAAGGTTGTGCCAAAGACTGCTGGCAATGCCGTTGTGCTAATTCGTAAGCCGTTGTAAACGGCAGCTAGTGAGTCCCGTGTTGCATCGGTAACTGTTGGCGAGTGCAATGGGATTGTAATCTGCTCTGGATACATTCTCGGGTAAGCCCTGGACTCGATAAAGTCGGCTGCCTGTGCTTGAGCATCGCTTAGATTGTGCAGTTGGGTTGTGCGAGATCCTGACAACTGGCCATAAAGAATGACTGACTGCTCATCTCTGGCGTTGGCAGTACCTGCCCGGTATGTCACGTTGGCATCGTTTACAATTTCGCCCCATTGTGCGGCGGTGCGTAAGCCTCGGGCAAGAATGTCGTCAGCTGTGAGTTCCAGTGGAGTTGCGCTGGCTCGGGCTTGGTAATCGTCATAGTGCAAATCACCATCGCCACCCTCCCAAAGCACACCGCGCCCCGAGTTGGCTGCATTGGTTGTCAGTGTGTAGGCATCGGCCTCGCCATCGTTGTAGGCCTGCAATTCGTATTGCCCAGGCACATCCACATTGGCCACCAAGTTATCGACCAAGGCTTGATTCGTTGCATCGTAACTTGCCCAAGTAACCCCGTTAGGCAAATCTGACCATTTGATCGTTGCGCCGACATCTGACCAAGACTGCAAAAAGGCTTCAGTTAAAATGTTTAAGATTCTTGTGCCGTCAAACTCTTTGGCGTAATTGCTACCGCCGACCAAGTGACGGTTCAGCTGCGAAAGTGGGCCAACGGCTGTGATGGCGTAGCGAGCGATTGAACCCTCTGACCCGTAAGCATCCAGGCTGATGTCGATGTCCGAAATTATGCCAGCAAAGATTTCTTGCGTTCCAGTCGTTCCCTTGTCTATCGAGATTGACACGGATTGACTCAAGGCTACGTTCAACGGGTCGCTGGCATCTGTCCAAAGGCTGATGGATGCGTAGCCTGGTTGCGGTTGACTGGTTACATCGTCACGGCCAGATCGAATCGAAATAGATGAGATCGTGTTATCCGCGTAAGTTGTAGCCCCTGCAAAGGTCACTGTGGGATAAGGATCGTAGGTGGTCACAATGTAGCCCCGACTAGATTAACTGCCCCTGTGCGCCTTGAGGAGTCTTGCAGTAGGCGTTCAATACTACGGCGGGCAGACTCACCGTCAATGACACCATTCATGATTATGGTCACGCCTGATCCTGCGCCGTTATCTTTACGGATTGAGCCAGATACGCCATTTGGAACAAACAACTCTGGACCAAATTCACCAACCCGAGCCACTTGATTTGCCATGACTGAGCCACCAGCTGCGCGACTCACATCGCTTTCCGCGCTTGAAAAAACAAAATCCCAAAATCTATTTCTGATAATGCTGGCTGGAAACTTATCAAGTACTGGCTTTACTTTTCCGTAGGCTGTTCCTAATTTATCAAAGGCGCTTGCAATACCATTTATGGCATTAGCGATGTTTTGTAATGCTGTTCCTGCTTCGGTTGCATTTGGTCCAGACATACTGTCAAACATTTTAGAAAAAGCGTCTCCCACATTTTTGATAGCCAAAACCAAATTATAAGCACCTGCGCCTTGGCCATCATAAACACCAGCCAGTTCTCTTGCTCGCTCGCTTAATCCCTCTGGATCATTTCCACCAAAGGCTGCAGCCATGAAATTTAGTTGTGTAATGACCTCTTTTGCAACTGGCAAAAGACTAGTTCCCATTGTAGTTTTAAGATTTTCCAGTTGAGCTGTAAGGATTTTTTGTTGTCCGGCAAGTCCATCCGATGTGCGGCTAAAATCCCCTTGGGCATCTTTAGTTTGATCCAAAATAACTTGATAAGTTGCTAAAGATTTGGCTTGGGCATCCAATGCTCCCTTGCCATCATAAAGGCCCATTTCCATTGCTTTGGCTTTAAGAGTCGCATCGTCAAGTAACACGCCATATTTGCGAATTGGTTCAGATTCTCCACGCAATGCCGCACCAATAGCAGTAATTGCTTCATCAGCATTGGTGTTGTAAAAAGATGCCAAATCTGCTGCGAGTGTTGTTGCGCCTTTACTAAAGGATGATAAATCTTTACCCGCTAATCCTGATGCCTTGCCAAAGGTTGCAAAGGTACTAGCCGCGCTTAATGCTTCTTTTTGGGTCAAACCCAATGCGCGATCGGCACTTTTTGCAAAAGCATTTATTTCATCAGATACATCGCCAAAAATAATTTCGGACTTGCTGATTTCCTCATTAAGATCACTTGCAGCCTTTACGCTTTCTAGGCCAATCTTGATTGCCATTGCACCTGCGGCAGCTGCGGCAAGAGCAAAAGCCTTAGCCATACGCTTGCCGTATTTTTCCATTTTGCCAGATAGGCCTTTGGCCTCTACGTCAGCCGTGTTAATACCAGTTGAAAAACCAGAAACATCTGCAAGCAGATTAAGTTTCATTGTCCTAACGTCAGCCATTTGTACGTGTCCAATTCTCGTAAACTTCGCCCACAGCTGCTTTCCAACGGCGAGTAATTTCTGGTTGCATTGCTTTCAAGGTAGGGAAAATCCAATAACCTCGGTTGCCTCGACCCTCACGCGGCGTGCGTGCCGGGAACTTGTAACCGCCATTTGGAAAGTTTCCAGCTGATCCAAAGGTGTTTCGATCAGATCCAAACTCGTTGCCAAATAGCAAGATGCCAGCGTTAGCACCTCCAGAGACTCGGCCACGCGATCCACCAATGGTTACATTTGGAATGCGGTCTTTGTTGGCTCTTACGGTTTGAGCAATGATTGCAGTCTGCCTTGGCATCGGTGCGCCAATGTAAGCGGCCATTCTGATGCCACCAGCTGTCCATGAACTAATGGCAGCCACATCATCTTTCAATGCTTTCTTGCTGTCATCATCCATCTTGCTGAGTGCTTTAAGCAATCCGCGCAAGTCCCTAAGGTCAGGCTGGAATCGAATGGTTTGTCTAGTGTCAGCCATTGTGTCCGTTCCTTTCCCTAATCAGTGACATTGCTGTGTTGATGTCTTGGAGTGACCAATGAATTAAGTCAGATAAAGGAATCCCAGTTGTGACGGCTATCCGCACTAGGTCATCCCTTAACTTTCTTTTGGGCTTTCCTCAACCACCTCGAACGAGTCAAACTCGTTGAGAACCCAAGCCTTTTGGTTAGGCATTTGGGTTTTGTTTTCTGCTTTTGCTGCTTTAAATAACATACAGGTAATAACATCTAACGAACCCTTGGCCAACTTTTCAGCTGCTTCTTGGACTGTGTACCCGAGTTCGCGTTCGATCTCGATCCACAGCCAAGCCTCATCATCACTCACTATGTAGTTATTGCCCTGTTTTGTTTTAATGTCGTATTGCATAATGGTTGCCCTGTTCCTTTTCGTTAGGCTCTTGAAACTGATCCATCCTCGACTACAAAGCTCAAGGATGTAGTAAGTACGTCAGTGGCCGCGCCACCAACGGTTGGGAATACTGGAAAGACGTTGCCAGTAAACGT